AGCGCCGACATCACCAAGCTCACCAAGGAACAGACGGACGCACTGACCGCCGCCACCAACCGTAATCTGGCGGCCCTCAACTACCAGAAGGCTCAAGCGGCCGAGAACGCCGCCTTTGGCGCGACGCGTCTTCGCCAGATGCGTGAAGAAAATGCGGTGCTGATGCTCAACGCGAGCCAGCAGAGCATCTATTCGGACGTGCTGGAGGAAGTCCGCACGCGTCTGGAGAAGGGCGAATCCGTCACGCAGGCCCAGATTCAGGGCTATGTCCGTCAGGCCGAAGCCCTGTCGAGCCTCAACGACCAGTTGAAGCGCAACAAGGAGTTCTTCGAGAACAACGGCATCCGCAGCTACCTCAACGGCCTCAAGTCGGTTGGCGAAGCTGCAAACGAGCTTGACAAGAATGTCCTCCAGTCGCTGGAAGATCAGCTTTTCAATCTCGGAACGAAGGGTAAGTTCAGCTTCAAGGCGATCTTCGACACGATCCAGCAGGGCTTGATCCGTGCCTCGTCGCAGAAGATCACCGAAGGCATCACCAAGATGTTCACGAGCAAGGAGGACCGTGAGAACGGGACCGCCTCGCCGATGGGCAAGCTGTTCGAAATGATCGGCCTTGGTAAGTATGAGCCGAAGCAGGCGGCCCCGCTGGGTTCGTCCGCCGCTTCGGCCATGTGGGTCCAGCTTGTCAACGGGATCAGTCCGACGACTGGCCAGCAGACGGCCATCAACCCGACCACCGGCCTTCCGAACAATGCAGCCGTGTCGGGAACCGACCCGGCTTCGACGATCGTGAACGCCGTGGCGTCGATCACGGGCGGAAACGCCGCAGGCACCACCACCTCCACCACCGGATCGAGCACGCCTCCTCCGGCGGTGACCGAGGCTGCGACCCAGACGGCGCAAACCTTCGGCTCCTCGCTGACCAGCCTGATGCCGGCGATCGGCGCGTCCTTCTCGTCAGCGTTCAACGGCCCGATCGCTGGTATCTCCCAGATGTTCGCCCAGATGCTGGCGCAGCAGATGACGGGCGGCACGGGCGGCGGTATGGGCAGCACCCTCGGCGCTGTTGGCGGTATGCTGGGCAGCACGCTCGGCAAGGCCATCGGCGGCAAGACCGGCGCGGCTATCGGTGGCGCTCTGGGCACCATCGCCGGCACCGTCGGCGGCGCTTATCTGGGCGGCTTCAAGGAAGGTGGTATCGTCGGTTCGCCGGTGACCAAGAGCTTCGCGACCCCGTCGATGTTCGTCAATGCCCCTCACTACAAGGAAGGCACGGCGAACACCAGCGGCGGCATCCCGGCCGTCCTGCACGACAACGAGGCCGTCATTCCGCTGAGCCGTGGCCGCAAGGTCCCGGTTGATCTGGGTGGCGCAGCCAAGAAGGGCACGCAGGTCAATCAGGTGTTCAACATCCAGACGCCAGACGCGAACTCGTTCCGCAAGAGCGACCAGCAGATTGCCTCGAACATGCACGCACAGGCCGCTCGCGCCTACCGCCGCAACAACTGAGCCTGACCGACATTCTAACTTGACATGCACCGACATTGTCAGTAGACGGTCAGGCTCATTCAAGCAGGAATCTTCATGCAAATTGCACAATTCCATGAAGTCCGATTCCCGGAGGACATCTCTTATGGGTCCTCCGGTGGTCCGGGCTTCAAGACCACCGTGATCGAACTGGCTTCGGGTCACGAGCAGCGCAACATCGACTGGTCCTTGGCTCGCGCCACCTATGACGCCTCCTATGGCGTCAAGAACCGCGAGGCGATGGAAGACGTGCTCGATTTCTTCCACGCCCGGCGCGGCAAGGCATATGGCTTCCGCTTCAAGGACTGGATGGACTTCGCGCTGGATCGGCAGGTGATCGGTCAGGTTGACACCGACGGCGATGTCGAACTCCAGATTTACAAGCGCTACGAGCCGCTGACCGCGCACTATTACGATCGCCCCCTGCTCAAGCTGGTGCCCGATACCGTCCACTGGTGGGTCAACGGCGAAGCGCAAGACCCGATCGCCATCAGCACCACCACCGGCATCATCTCTGCATCCGGCCTGACGCCCAACGCGGTGGTCGAAGCGCAGTGCGAGTTCGATGTCCCGGTCCGTTTCAACACCGACGAAATGCTGGTCACCCACGACGATTATGAACTGATGTCGTGGCCGTCGATCCCCCTCGTCGAACTCAAGCCGCGCTGATCCCCCATGAAAGAAATCTCCGCCGCCCTCTCTGATCACCTCGATCAGGAAGTCACCACGCTTTGCTCGTGCTGGAAGATCGTGCGTCGGGACGGTGTCGTCTTCGGCTTCACGGACCACGACCGCGACATCTTCATCGACGATGTCCTCTACGAGGCCGAGGCCAGCTACAACCGCACCGCGATCGCGACTTCGTCCGACTTCTCCGTCGCCAATCTCGATGTCAGCGGCATCCTCGATTCCGACCGCATGACCGAATATGATCTGCGCGCCGGCCTGTTCAACCGCGCCGATGTGTATGTCTTCGTCGTCAATTGGGCAGACCTGAGCCAAGGCATTCTCCGCGTCCGTCGTGGGTGGTTTGGTGAAGTCTCGCTGCTCAACAACGGCACCTTCACCACCGAGATTCGCGGCCTCGCCCAAGCGCTGTCGCACAACTTCATCGAAGTCTATTCGCCGGAGTGCCGGGCGGACTTCTGCGATTCCCGCTGCAAGCTCAACATCGCTGACTTCACCAACAGCGGGACGGTCACGTCCAGTTCCGGTTTTGACAGCTTCGCGGCCAGCGCGCTCCCGGACGCACCGACGACCGGGACCTCAGCCGGTGCTCACAAGACATGGGCGATCCACCCTTATGGGTTCCCCTTGGGACAGATCGTCGGCATCGCCGAGGTGCGTCTGTGGGACCAGCAGGGTAATCTCATCGAAGGCGGCCGGGTCACTGACATGGCCTATCTGGTGAGCAAGGACAAGTCGATCCAGAAAGCCTTGAACGAGGTGGATGACGCCAGCGAGTATGACTACGACGAGGGCACCTACAAGGAGATCGTCAAGGGACGCGGCCCGAAGAAGGCGCGCGACGCCCGCATGGACACGGGCTGGCGCACCACGCTGATCCCGGACACCGTCACTGAGATGACGGACATCCGCCTGATCTTCACCTTCGACACTCCGGTCGATGTGAAGACCGTCGAGATCATCACCCCCTCGCGATTCGAGGAAGCGCCGACCGCCTTCACCTTGGAATATACCGACGACGACATCGACGCCGTCGATCGCATCAAGGATTTGGCACAAGCCCGCACGGCCTATTTCAACCTCGAATGGGGCGTCGCCAAGGATTGCTCGCACGTCTTCACCGCCGCTGGCCAGTCGGCCATCTGGGGGCTGGGGTCGGGTGACGACACTCCGATCAACATCGCGGACGTGCCGGTCGATATTCCGCCGCCCTACAACTCCGTCTCGACCTACGAGGGCGGGACGATCAAGTGGCTGTCAGGGCGCAATATGGGCCGCGTGGTCGAGATCACCGACTATGCGGACGACACGAACACGGTCACCTTGTTCGAGAGCATGTCCTACGCGATCGCGGTTGGCGACACCTTCGAGATCACCCAAGGATGCGACGGCTCCCTCGCCCGGTGCAAGCTCTACAACAACGTCATCAACCGTCGTGCGGAGGACTACATCCCCGGCAACGACGAATACATGAAGTATCCCGATGCCAAGTAATCATGATCTGATCGAAGCCGCCCGCAGCTATATGGGCTGCAAGTGGATGCACCAAGGCCGCAATCGTGCTGGTATCGATTGCGCCGGTCTCATCGTCTGTGCGACGGCCGACGCCGGTTCGCCCATCGCGGACATGCAGGGCTACCGCCGATCGCCTGACCCTGAGAAGTTCCTCGGCCACATCCGCGACAACACCCTCCCCGAGATCGAGCCGCTGCCGGGAACCATGGCGATCTTCCGGGGCAGTTCCCAGCCCTGCCACATTGGCATCTTCACCGAGTATCAGGGCGTGCTCGGATTCATCCATTCCAACGCTTCGGTCGGGCAGGTCATGGAGGAGCCTTTCCTCCACGAGTGGCCGCGCCTGCTGATCGAAATTCGCCGCTTCAAGGGATTTGATTACTAATGGGTCAGCTAGTCATGACCGTCGTCGGCGGCGTCGCAGGTTTTCTGGTCGGCGGCCCGATGGGCGCTGCTATCGGTATGCAACTCGGTGGCATGGTGGGCGGCCTGCTGTTCGGTCCGTCGATCAAAGGCCCGCGCCTGCAAGACCTCAAGGTCACCGCCTCGACCTACGGCGCGGCCATCCCGGAAATCTATGGGACGGTCCGCCTTGGCACGAACCTGATCTGGACCTCCGGCATCAAGGAAACCAAGCACAAGAGCGGCGGTAAGGGTGCCCCCAAGCAGACGACCTATACCTACGACGCCACCTTCGCCGTCGGCCTGTGCCGGGGACCGATCACGAACGTCCTGCGTATCTGGGCCGACGGCAAACTGATCTGGGATCAATCGAGCAGCACCTCACGCACCATCGGTGGCACGTTCGGTAACTTCGACTTTGGCAGCGCTTTGGTCACCTTGATGAGTTCGAAATCGAAGGGCAAGAAGAGCGTAAAGGTCCGCGTCTATCGTGGCACCGAAGACCAGCTTCCTGACTCGCTGATCTCGGCTCATAAGGGCGCGGGCAATGTCTCGGCGCACCGTGGCCTGTGCTATCTCGTGTTCGAAAAGCTCCAGCTTGACGATTTCGGTAATCGCATCCCGTCGATCACCGTCGAGGTGAGCAAGACCGAAGCAGCCGCCTTCCCTGCGATCGCTGCTACGTCGTCGGGCGCAACCTCGCCGATCTACAGCACTTGGTATCCTGATTGGGAGACCGGCCGCATCTACGCGAACGTCGGCGGAGGCTCCGTCAAGGTCTTCGACCTCGGCACCATGGCCGAAATGTATGCGACCCCGCTGTCCGGCGGGCGGACCACTGCGTTCACGCCATCCGGGAACTCGGGCAATTATGTCGTTCCGGGCGCAGGTCTCTACTTCTCCGAAGTCGGGACCGGCAACTCGCGCCCGATCGAGATGTATGAGATGAACGGGTTCAGCCGAATGGACACGATCGGTAAGGACGGGTCGTCGCTGGGCGGCGTGTTCATCGATGCCTCCGGGAACCTGATCGAGCAGTATGGCGCGCTGGGGACGGCAGGCCATACCTATGTCAACGGCGGCACCGGCCGGCAACTCTATTACATGCACTTCGACCACACCCGGTCGGTGTGGTGCTTCGCCCAGAACGATAGCATCCCTGTGTTCACCGAGAAGGCTCCCTTCACCCCGAGCAACGCATTCTCGGGCCGTCAAGGCGACAACTCCTCGGAGATCATTGGCTGGCGCTCGGCGAACAACCGCCTCGAACTCCTGATCTATAACATCCCGGCCGGGTCGAAAGGCAACGTCGCAACTGACGCGAATGGTTCTCGCTGGACTCAGTCCAGCGGCTGGTCCAGCCGCACGGCTTATCTTGTCCCGACCGGACACACACGCTTCACCCCTCGGGTTGTGCTTTACGATCCGACCGACGACTGCATCTTCGCGATGGGCATCAACCAGAGCGGCGTGGCTGTCGCTTTCAAGTGGTCGGTCCCGAACAACACCTACAAGTTCGTCACCACACCTGCGAACCTGAAACCACCGACGGACATGAAGCACAGCCGGATCGCTGGCGGCTCCTTCGGCTGGTATACCTACACGTTGTCCACCGGGGCGTTGTTCCAAGAGATCGACATCCAGACCGGAGCCTTGACCCTCAACAAGGGTATTTCCACCACAGATATGCAGTGGGGATCGGCAGCAGCCGCCGGCGGCAACCAGTATTGGGACGACCAGTCCGGCAGCTTGGTCATGGCCACGCAGAACGCCTACCGGCGCGTCTATTTCCGATCGACCGGCGAAGCCAGCACGGTGGAGAACGTCGCCCGCGCCATCTGCCTTCGCAGCGGCGTCCTGACCAACGATGACCTCGACTTCACGGAACTGTCGGAAGGGAGCCTCGTCGGCTACCTGATCGATCGCGAATGCTCGGCGCGCGATGCCCTCAAGCAGCTTGCCACCGGCTACCTGTTCGACGGGTTCGAGAGCGACTACCGGCTCAAGCTGCGCTCGCGCGGCATGACCACGGCTGTCACCATCCCGGAGGACTGGATCGGATCGGGCGATGACGGCATGACCGTCAAGGAAACGCTGACGCAGGAACTCGAAATGCCGATGCGCGTCTCGGTCAACTATTACGACGTTGCCCGCGACCATCAGCAGAACACTCAATCTGCCAAGCGTGTTTCCGCACCTGTCCCGACCATGTGGACGGCGAAGGAAGAGATCATGGAACTGCCGATCACATGGCAGGCATCCAACGCCAAGCAGTGCGCCGAGAAGATTCTCAAGATGATGTGGGCGAACCGCTGGAGCTACCAGTTCACGCTGCCGTGGCGCTACATGAAGTATGACCCGGCAGACATTGCTTCGGTCCAGCTTCGCGACGGCACGACCTACACCATGCGCTTCAACTCGGTGAACATCGGCGCTGACTTCACGATGGAAATCGATGCCGTCAGCGAGCGCGCTGCCGCCTATGTCTCGACCGCCGTGGGTAGCTCGGGCGACGCACCGGTGCAATATATCCCGGTCACCTACCCGTGCCAGCCGTTCGTCATCAACACGCCGTTGCTGCGTGACATCGACTACAACACGGACGGCAACTCGACGCTGTATCTGACGGTGGTCACCGACGCGCCGGTCTTCAATGGGGCCTACCTCTACATGAATGCCGGCGGCGGGGTCAATTTCGAAGCCATCGGCCACATCTCGGCGGACAACCTCTCCGGCCTCGTGGTGAATGCCCTCCCGCAGACCAAGAGCTACGAGTCCACCGACGAACAGACGGTCCTCCGGGTGCGCCTGACCGACGACGACGCCGAACTGGAATCGGTCCTGCAAGAGGATATGCTGACCGACTACCTGAACGCCGCTGTCGTGGGTGAGGAGATCATCCAGTTCCGCGACGCGGCGAAGCAGGAAGACGGTTCGTGGCATCTGTCTGGCATCCTGCGTGCCCGCCGTGGCACCAACTATGCCGTCAACAACCACAAGCCGGGTGAGCGCTTCCTCCTGCTGGCTGAATCGGTCCTGATCAAAAACAGCCGCCCGCCGGAAGATTATTACACGACCGATACCTTCAAGGCTGTGCCGGACACCGGTGCAGTGGAAGACGCGGTCCCTTACGCTTCCAAGCTGGTTCCGCGCGATCTGATGCCTTACACCCCGGAGGACTTCGGGATCGAGGACGACGGCACGACGGTATCGATCACCATGAGCCGTCGCTCGCGGGTGATCGACCCGATGCGGGACGGCGGCGAGTTCATCCACTATCGAGAGGGCGACAAGGCAAGCGCCCGTATCATGTGGAGCGTCTGGGCCGGACTCACCTTGAACGACACGGCAACCGTCAAGACGCCGACGATCTCCGCCCCGCTCCCGTTGTTTGACGCGGCCGGGCTGGACATCCCGCCGGTTGTCACCTTCCCACTCGCTTCTCTTGGTGGCGCTACGGGCTTCCTGCTCAAGGCATATGAGACGGGGTATGCGGACGGCACACCCAAATGGATGCACTTCGAACGCATCGACACCAACCGCTGGAACATGACCGAAGTCTATTGACTTTCGAGCACCGACAGTTTAAGTGAACACACTGTCAATTGAGGATAGTATGCCGACAACGCCGATTCTGGGGATCAATCAAGTCTCCGCATCCCAGAACCAGAAAGAAGTCACCATTAACGACGCGATCCTCGCGTTGGAAGCGGCGACGAACGCTACCCTGTCGGTCTCGCTGGCCCCCGCCAACAGCTACTCGCTGTCGGCGATGCAGGCTTCGCGCAACATGATCTTCCACGGGATCGAAGCGACAGAACCCTGTCAGCTTCGCTTCCCGAACGAAGTCAACGGCATCCCGTTCAACCGGACCTTCGTGGTCCGCAACACCTCCACCCAGCCTCTTACCGTCCAGTTCGCTTCCGGCACCGGCGACACCGTCGTCGTGCCGAACGGACAGGCGCGCTTGGTCGCGGCTGTCAACGGACAGGACATGATCGTCGCGGCCGAGCCGGAAGTGCCGGTCTCGTTCATGAGCCTGAATGACTCGCCGGGAACCTACGCCGGCAATGCCGGCCGGGTGCTCGCGGTCAATCTCGAAGAGAACGCAATCGAGTTCGTCGATGTGTCGGTCTTCCCCTCCTACACCGGGAACGCCAACAAATATCTGGTGCTCAACGGAACGGCAACAGCGGTCGAATGGCGCACGCTGTCGATGACGTTCGCCCAGCTTACCGATACGCCGACAGGCTTTGCCGGGATGTCTGGTAAGCTCGTTGCCGTCAACCCAAGCGAAACTGGTGTCGAGTTCATCGACATCCCACCGATCGAAGCCATGTCATCGGTCTCGTCCACGCGCTGGCGCATCCGCACCGTCGAGGCGGGCGCGGAGTTGCAGGTCGGTTGGGGCGAGATTGAAATGCTCGACGTGGATGGCTTCAACCGCGTCGCATCGGGCGTGGTAACGGCCTCGTCGTTCGATACAGGCCGGGAAGCTGCTTACGCCTTCGACGGCCTGACCAGCGAGGGTAATGGCTGGCTCTCGGTCGAGGGCGACCTGATCGGCTCGTGGATCGAGTATGAGTTCCCGACCGCTCAGTCGATCCGCAACGTCCGCCTCTACCCCATCAATGGCTTCCCCGAGTTCAGCCCGGCGCAGTTCATCATCGAAGCCGCTTCGGGCATCGAATGGGTTGACCTTGGGCAACGCGAGCCGGCCGCATGGGAAAGCGGCATTTCACAGACATTCTCAGTTAACGGTATAGCGCTTGAAACTATCGAGGAAGCTCCCTCGGGTGGTGGAACCTATGCGCGTCGCAACGGCGAGTGGGAAGAGATCAGTGAAGTCGTCCGCGACACGATCGGGGCCGCCTTGCGCGCGGGGTCCAACGTCTCGATCAGCGTGAACGATACGGCTGACACCATCACGATCAGTGCGACCTACACGACCGACCCGGAAGTCGTCCGCGACACGATGGCGGCTGCGCTCGTGGCCGGCGCGAACACCCAGCTTGTGGTGGACGACAACGCCAACACGATCACGATCAATTCGATCACGCCGGGCAGCACTGCTGACCCGGAGTTCATCCGCGACACGATCGGGGCCGCGCTGGTCGCCGGGACCAATATCGCGATCACGGTCAACGATTCCAACGACACGATCACGATCCACTCGACCGGCACGTCGGACGGCGAGTTCATCCGTGACACGATCGGCACCGCGCTCCGTTCGGGCAGCGGCGCTTCGATCGTGGTCAACGACGGCGCGGACACCATCACGATCTCCGCCGACCCGGAGTTCATCCGCGACACCATTGGAGACGCGGTGCGTAGTGGCGTCGGCGTCACCGTCTCGGTGGACGACGCAGCCAACACCATCACCTTCGCGGCCGACCCGGAATATATCCGAGACACGATCGGAACCGCTCTCGTCGCCGGCACGGGAACGACCGTCACGGTCAACGATGCGGGCAACACCATCGCCGTCAACTCCGACCCGGAGTTCATCCGGGATACGGTCAGCGAGGCGCTGGTCGCGGGCATTGGCATCGCGATCGCGGTTGACGACGACAACAACACCATCACCATCACGGCGACGAGTAGTGGCGGCGAGGGAGGCTTCGATGCCGAGAGCGTGCGCGACACGATCGCTGCCGCCTTGGTGGCCGGTAACGGCATCCAGATCGCCGCGAATGATGCGGCCGACACCATCACTGTCGCGACGGACCCGGAGTATATCCGCGACACGATCGGCGCAACATTGGTCGCCGGGGCCAATGTTACCATCAGCGTCAACGACGCGGCCAATACCATCACGATCGCGGCGGCGTCTTACGATTCCGAAATCGTCCGAGACCTGATCGGCGCGACGCTGGTTGCCGGCACGGGCGTGACCATCGCTGTGGACGATGCTGGCAACACGGTCACGATCTCGTCTGCGGGTATCGATCTGGAAACCGTGCGTGATGCGATCGGCACCACGCTCGTGGCGGGTGATGGTATCACCATCGACGTGAACGACACCGCAAACACGGTGACGATCTCGGCCACCGGAACCGGCGGGACAACCGATGCGGAATATATCCGCGACACCATCGGAGCCGCGCTGGTTGCCGGGACGGGGACCACTGTCACCGTTGACGACGACGCCAACACCATCAAGGTCAATGCGACGTTCGGCGCGGAAGAAGCTCTCGATCTGATCGGTGCTTCGCTCGTGGGCGGTCCCTATGTCACCGTCACGCCCGACGACGCCGCGAATTCCATCCAGATCGACGTGACGCCCGACCCGGAAGCGGTGCGCGATACCGTGGCAGCAGCACTGGTGGCCGGGCAAGGTATCGAGATCGTTCACAACGATTTCATGAACTCGATCACCATCACCAACCTTGGTCTCGGAACGCAGGACGCGGAGACCATTCGCGACGTGATGATGGCCGCCTTCCGTCCGCGCAATGGCGTCCTCATCACGGAGGATGACGGGAACAACCTGATCTATGTCGAGAGCGACCCGGAGTTCATCCGGGATACGATCGGCGCAACCATGCAGGCCGGTGCCGGCATGTCAGTGACGGTGGACGACACCGCGAACACGATCACCTTGGGGATGAATACTGAGTCTCTGATTGACACGGTCGCAGCGTCTGTGTCGGGGGCATCGGGGGCGGTCGTTACTTATGATGATCCCAACAACGTCATCAATTTCGCGGTAGACCCGGAATTCATCCGTGACACGGTCGGCGCGACTCTCGTCGCAGGGGCCGGTGTGGGTATCGGCGTGAACGATGCCGCTAATACGATCACCATCTCGGCCACCGGATCAGCGACGATCCCGTTCATCTATGCGCCGTCGCTTTTCTACCCCGG